TTTAAAAGCAGCGGTATTACTTCCAAAAGCAGCTTATAGATTGTGGAATAAAAAAAAGAAAAAGAAAGCTAATAAAAAGAAAAAGAGTAAGAAAAGAAGAAAATGATTTAAAGTTATTTGAACATTGATAATTATGGAATATTTTCAAAAAGACCCTTACAAATATTGTAAAGATAAGACAAAAGCTATCTTGAGTGAACTTGGGATAGGACTTAGCGAGTATGTGTATAAACGAGCTTTTGAGGTTGAGCTTAAAAATGATGGGATACCTTATGAAGCTGAAAAGAATATACTTATTTTCTATAAAGGTATGCAGGTAGGTTACATAAGAGCTGATATAGTAGTCAATAGTAATTTTTTAATTGAATTTAAAACTATTAATCAGATAAGAATACCTGAAAAAATACAATTAAGAAATTATATGAGATTTTTAAAAGTCAAAAAAGGAATTATTATAAATTTTAGAAAACCTATATTTTCAGATCAAGTTATGCCTGAATATTATATCAAATAAAATATTGGTTAGTATTAATGAATAAACGTTCTTTAGAATTAAGTTTAAAAATATTTATAATATTGTTATTTATTTTTAAATTAAAAGAAGAATTGACAAATACTATGGATACTAATACAAAATATTCAGGAAGATTTGAAGTGAATATAGATAACAATTTTGTTTATAAAAAAACAAAAAATAATAAAGCGGGTAATAAACTAAAAAAACAAATTAAAGATGAAGGTTTTTACAAATACAAAGATATAATTGAAAATTCTTATAAAATTAAACACAATCATGCTGTAAAAGGTTTTAATGTTAAAAACGATGGTTCTTATAATAGTATGTATATTGATGGTTATAGATTAGATAAAATAGACAATGACATAGAACATGATTTACTTTTGAAAATAAAAAATCAGGTAAAAATTTTAATAAAAGATTTAGATGACAATAAAGAAGGTTCAACGGGAGATTGGGGCTTACAAAATTTAGTATACAGTATTAAAGATGATAAAATTTATAACATAGATAATGAAGGATTTTTTACTTACAAAAGAATTAATTATAAAAACCTAAATAAAAGATGGAGGAAAGGATTAACAAATATATTAAAATATAAATAAAATTAATTTACTTTTTTACTAAGATTGTAAAGTAAATAACAATTTCCTAAATTAACTAGGACACTTAACAATAATACTACAGCTAGGTATACTAAAAATAGTTTCATAGGGTGCGTATAGCCTCCTATAAGATTATTTACAAAATTTTTCATTTCATTTTTACCTTTTTCTTCTATGGTTTCTTCTTTACTCATTATAAATAATTTATATAAAAAATAATGTATATTTACGAGTATGGTAAGAAGAAAAAAGAAGAAAAAAGAATTAGTACAAAGAAAGAATTTAAATCCTTTTGCAGATTTCATTACCATTAAGAAAGCTGAAGTTAAAAAAGAAGAATTCGTAACAAATTTTTTTGAAAGAAATAAACCTAAAAATTTACTAGAAATAGTTGGAAATAGTACTACTATAATTTCATTTAAAAAATGGTTTAGGTCTATTATAGAAGGAGAAGAAGTTCCTCCATTTTGTTATATTTTTGGAGAGCATGGTGTAGGTAAAACAACTTCTACGGAATTAATATTTCAATCTTTTGGTTATGAAATAGTTGAATATAATGAAACTACACATTTAGATAAAAAGAAAATAATAAGTCAAATAGAGAAGATTTCTCAAAATAATGGACTCAACAAACTATTTAAAACAAGTAAGAAAAAAGGAATTGTTATAGATTGTGTTGAAAAAGTATTGGGAGAAAGTGAAAAAATTATTAAAAAAATTATGAATTGTAAAAAACTTCCAATAATATTTATTTCTAATCAAAAAAATATTAACAGTAAAAATGTTTTCAAAAAATATTCTCACTGTATTCGTTATAGAAAACCTTGGCCTAATGAAATAAAAGACTTAGGTAATAGAATTATTAAAAATGAAAAAATTAAGATAACTAAAAAAAGTATTGAATATATTATTAAAAAATGTAACGGAGATGTAAGATATTTTTTAAATGTTATGAAAATGGCTAGTGCTAATGGAGAAAAGATTAAAATTAAAGAAGCTAAAAGAATAATATCTTTTATGGAGAGAGATAATTTTTTTGAAGTTAAAGAAATAGTTCATAACATTTTTAATAAAAATTGTAAAATAAAAAATAGTGAAATTTATAAACAATGTGAGACAGACACTCTTTTGTTAACGTTTTCGTTACAAGAAAATTACCTTAAATTTTATAATTTCGAAGATGTTTGTACAATATCTGAACAAATAAGTGACGGAGATATTTTTAGAAGTTTTATGTTTAATAATCAACATTGGGAAATGTATAACTATACAGTTAATAGTACTTTTTCTTATCCTAATTACCTTTCTGGAACTTCTACATGGACAGAAAATAGTAAATTAAAACAAAGTCAATATGTCACTAGTAGATGGCCTATTGTTAATAATATGAATAAACAAAAAGAATGGTATGATAGAACTTTTATAAAATTAAGCGCAAATGAGATATCAATGTTCATCCATAAAATACTTATTCCACAAATGATAATAAAAAAAGAAATATCTAAAGAAGTTATACAACAGTGTAAACAATTAGGACTAAATTATGAGTCAATTATTAAGTTTTATACAATTTCTTTAAAAAAAGTTAAAAATTTGACAAAAAAAACAAAAGAAAAACTTAAAAAAATATTCCAAGAATAATATATTGATTATTGTTAATGGAAGAATTCTTCGTGGATAATCGTAACATAAAAAAACAAATTATGCCAGCATATGGGAAAGTTATTGATGTTATGAAAACAAAATTAAATCATGCTGAGGTATATCAAGAGATTGATTTATTCAATCGTGAAAGTAGGATAATGTTTGAAATATTAAAATTCAACCCAGATTTTAAAAAAAAATGGGAAGAAGATTGTAAGTTTGTCTATAGTAGAAAGAAAAATAAAAGTAATGTATGGTATAGTGATGTATTTATTAAAAATCCAAAAAATAATGATCTTACAAATTTTAGTAAAGATAAATGTGAAAAGAATTTAACAAAATTAGAAAAAAATTTTAACAATTTTATTAAAACAGAAAAAGATTTAGATTTCCTTAGAAAAGAAATAAGTTATAGGAAAGAATTAGGGTTATGTACTAGGATTTTTGGTAAAAAAACAGAATTTCATATTAACACAAATATTGACGAATTTATATTTTGTGATTATTGTTTAGCTAGGACAGATTATAATGAATACAAGTGTTCCAATCCTTTAGAACAACACGTTACATCAGATAAAATATTAAGAAAACCTGAATATGCACAAGGAATTGAAGCAACAAACATAGATGAAGAAGATACTAATGATTATTATAAAGTAAAAGAAGAATTTTACATAAAAGAAGGTCTGAAGTTTGAGAAAAATAATATGGTATATTTAAAAGGTAATGAATTTAAATATATGGGTAAACTTAATTCGAAAATTCCTTTAGATAAATTATATGAAAGACTAAAAGATGCTCCAGTGTATACATTACCTGATAATATTAATGAAACAAATTTCGACCAGTATTTTGAAAACATAGAATTTTAAAAAAAATATTGTTATAAATATATGAATACTAATCTTAAAACAAAATTTTCTGAACAAACTGAAGAAGTTAGAAAAGGAACTGATAGATTTATTTCAGAAAATAATTTATTACCTATATTCCTTGGGGTTACAGTTGGTGCTGCTGTTAAAGAATTTATAGTCTCTTTTAATGATAATATTCTTATGCAATTACTAACACCTTATTTAGGGAAATCGTATGAACAAGTTACTTTAACTATAGGAAAATTTACATTAAAAACAGGAAAATTATTAAAAGAAACCATAGAATTAATACTAACTTTAGCTTTAATGTATGTTTTAGTAGAACTTTTCGTAAAAAAATACGTTATTAAGGATAAACCAAAAGAAGAAGAATAAATAGTCAAAATAATTTTTAATACTTTTAGTAAAAGCTTTAAAATTTATTTTTATTTACATGAAATTATTTTTTCTTTTTCATTTTATTTTTACACTGTTTCTTCAAAACCTTTTCAGACTTGTACACTCTCTTTTTACCCCTCTTGACAGTTAAACGCACTTTGTACTTTTTACAAAGCTTCTTAAGACTTGATGGAATTTTCTTTTTAACTTTACTTTTTCTTTTAACTTTACGTTTTCTTTTAACTTTACGTTTTCTTCCATAACTACCTGTCATTCTTTGTAAAAAAGATGGGTTAGGAACTGGAGGTTCGATATAATCATCTCCCATAGCTTTATCGAATATGGAGTTAGTACTCATTCCAGAATTTTTCATCATTGAAAATTGTCCAGCTGCGTTTTCAATAGACATTTCAGATAGAGTAGACATTGCAGCAATTGCTACTAATTCTTTAGGTGAAAATTGTCCAGATTCTTTGAGTTCTCTTAAATCGTTAATTTTATTCATAATATCAGGATTTTCTTGTAAAACTCTACTAATAGTAGAAGGATTTATTATACTAAAAACACTAGATAGAGGATTTACTCTTTTTGTAGTTCTTCTCCTAGGTTTTCTTCGTTTAGTAGTTCTTCTAGGTTTTCTTCGTTTAGTAACTTTTTTTCTTCGTTTTTTAGTTTTCTTTCCCTTAGGTTTTTTTGACCTAGTTTTTCTTCTTCTTTTGATTTCTTTTTTAAATCTTCTACTAGTTTTAGAAGGTTTTCTTCTTCCGTAAGCTCCTTTGATAGCTTTAGGACAGTAAAGACTTCCAAAACGCCTTCTACGCTTTCTTTTACCGAATTCTTCTTTTGGTCCTTCTTTTGGTCCTTCTTTGTCTTCTTTAATGTCTTCTTCAACTTGTTTGATTTGTTCTTTAAACTCTCCCATTATTTTTTCCAATTCTTGTTTTTGTTCTGTTAGTTCTTTTTTTGTTTCTTCGTCAGTTTTACTATTATCTATTTCTGATTGTAAATCTTTAACCATCGACTCAAAAATATCATTGATTATTTTACCATGAGTTAGTATTTCTTTTAAAGTTGCACTACTATCATTATCTAGGTTTTTAATAGACTCTAATTGTTCATTAATAGACATAGAAATTTGTGTTAACTTATTATTAGTTGTATCAACATAATTGTGATGATCTTTTTTAATATTACTAGCTGCTTTAGCTATCTGACTAATAGAATTTTTTAATTGACCTATTTGTTGCGTAGCTTCTTTTACTTTTGAACTACAATTGTTTCCCATTTAATAATAACCGAGAAAAAAAAACTATTCCTTTAATTTTTAATTTTTAAATAATACTATTTAACTGTTAAAAATTAATATTGAACTAATAAACTTAGTTGGAGTATGCAAGACCACCCATACCACTCATGATTCTAAGAACATTGTAGTTGGTTGCGTATACTTGGTATTCATCTTGAGCACCATTACCAGCATCGTTCAATTGCAAGGTTGCGTTGTCGATTCTGGAGAAATTGCATGTACCACTTGGTTGATGATCTTCTGGGCGAAGACCGAAACTATAACAACCGATTCTGTCACCATGAGGAACATTAGTATGATGTTGCATTGGTTGTACACGAGTGAAATAGTTCATTGGTCTTTTTGCAAAACGATCATGACCGTTCAATTGCAACAAAGCAGTACCTCCTTGAGTACCAATATCTTTGAAATCACATGGATGACCTACAGCGTCACCTCAAGAAGTTTCTTTCAATACCCATACAAGTTCTTTACATGGATGATTGAAGTCTAATCTTAAGGATTGACTTGCACCAGCAGCTGCAGTTCTTGCTACTGCACCAGTGTATTGTACTTGGTCAATCAAATATTCATGAGATTGTTGTGCGAAACGTCTTCTTTCTTCAGTATCCAAGTAGATGTAGTCTACAAACATTTTGATACTACTAACAGTTGGATTTTGACCTGCTGTGGAACTTAAAGCACCTGCTGCACTGAATTGGAAGTTAAATTTAACTTCGTGGTATTGCAAAGCAATCAATGGAAGTGCCAATCCTGGGTTTCTGTTAAACCAGAAAACAAGAGGACAGTATAGTGTAGTAACAACACTATTTCTAACTTGATCACTTACACCAACAGCTTTACCGTAACCAGAGATAACTGTTGAATCATCAGCATCATTAGGTCCGAAATGAGCATTACTCAATTCATTCCAGATTTGCAACCATGCTGCGTAGTGTTTGTCAATTTTTTGACCACCAATTTCTACTTCAACACTTTCGACTAAATTATGAAGACCTGCTGGGGTCAAATCAGATTTTGCATCATTTGTTGCATGACCTGTAAGTTGAACTTCAAGAACGCAATTGGAAACCAAATCACCATTTCTTGAGATTGTTGCGGTTGCTCTTGAACCAGGAGTGGCGTTACCCATAAAGGTTTGTTCTACCGACTCGATTGCGAAGTTAGTACAACGTCTGTATACTACCTTCCAAAATGTAATTTGAGGATTACCTGTTAAGTAAATGTCTTGTGCTCCGTAAGCTACTAATTGCATTAAACCACCACCCATATTTTATACTATTACAAAACATAATAATTTTATAAAAAAACCATTTCCTTTAATTTTTAATTTTTAAATACTACTATTTAACTGTTAAAAATTAATTAATCATTAGATTTAATTAGAGTATGCAAGACCACCCATACCACTCATGATTCTAAGAACATTGTAGTTGGTTGCGTATACTTGGAACTCATTAACTGCACCATTTGCATGAGCAAGAGATAATTGTAAGGTAGCGTTATCAATTCTAGAGAAATTGCATGTACCACTTGGTTGATGATCTTCTGGACGAAGACCGAAACTATATACACCAATCCTGTCACCATAAGGGACATTAGTATGATGTTGTAATGGTTGTACACGAGTAAAGTAGTTCATTGGTCTTTTTGCGAAACGATCATGACCGTTCAATTGTAACAATGCAGTACTTCCATTTGTACCTCCAATTTGAACAAAGTCAGTTGGGAAACCTTTAGTAGTGTTTCTTGTAGTTTGTCTTTCTACCCATACAAGTTCTTTACATGGATGATTAAAGTCTAATCTTAATGATTGCATACCTCCAGTACCAGCGGTTCTTGAAACAGCACCAGTGTATTGTACTTGGTCAA